CAATGTCTGTTTTTTCGTCAAAACCATATAAATCAAACAAAAAATTTGCTGCACCCCAGTCTTTGCCCATATATAAGCCTGAGTTTCCATCCCAGCGATCTGGTAAAAGGTCAAACATAAAAAATGCCACCTGAACTTCTTGCGGAAATGCAGAAGCCTCCAGTGGCATTTTACTCGGATCTGGCTCTTGTCCTAATTGTTCACACAGTAGAAGATATTTATCAACATCTACTTTTTGTCCGGATTCTTTTACAAAGCGCTCAAGCAGCTTTACTATTTCTGCTACTTGCGCTCCGTAAAATTTTCCAGCTCACCCACTGTTTCAGTTACCCAAGTATCAAAAGAGTTTGCGTTTTTCATAAGCAACTCTCCATTTTCTTGAGTAAAAGGCAATTCATCGTCAGGATCAAGATCTCCTATATCTACCAAAAGAAGCTCTTCTAGGTATCGATACTTAAGACCTGACCATCCTTTGAGTACTGCTTTTGTGTATTCAACTAAGAATTTATCCTCATCTAGCTCTTCTAAAGGCTGATGGGTTTTCTTATCCCATTTAGTTTTAATGCATCGTTTACGAAGTTTAATAAGTTCTTCACGTGCTAAATAACATAAGTCAATCGACATTCCTGTGTAACCTGGAAAGTCAATTGAAACCGTCTTACTTGATGTCATAAGACTGGCTAAAGAAACGGGCGTATCGGTCATAAAAAATTCCTCAAAAGGGTGCGACAATTTAATTAAGATATATTCTACTCGACGAGAGAAAAAATGTCAAGAAATATTTTTTGTATGGTGGGAAGAAAAAAGGGGCCGAAGCCCCTTCTTCTTATGCAGGTGCTAGACCTAAGTATTTGAGAGTTACCTCATTTGTATTATCAATCGTGGAAGGCAACGCTTGGAACGTTGTTTCAAGAGAAATAACATCTTCTACACTGTGAGAAGGAATCTCAAAGTGAGCTGTGGGGAAGACTACTTCTAAGCGAGGAGCTGCGGAAGCACCACCAATCTTAAATGTAGTTGCAAACTTATTTACAACTTTATTTCTTGCTGCAGTCGTTGTGAGGTCTGCATAGAAATCAGTTGATGTTCCTAAGTTGCTAGAAGTGTCTAAGGCTAGATAACAGGTAAAGGATCCGCTTACAGAGCGTGCTCCGGTAACGTGACCAATAGGTAGGTTAACTGAACCAATTGTTTCTGGCGTTAAGAATGTCATATTGTTTGAAATAGTAAAACTTCCGCCGGTAAGAGTAAGGTTATATACACCGTTACTGCTTGCTCCTGGGAAAGTAGTAGTATCATCTGCAGTAATTGTAAGCTGAGTTAGTCGGTTACGAATATAGTTATTCGTAGCACCAATTGCTTCAAATACTGTACGAGTAGGCTTACTTGAAGAAGCCAATGTTGTAGCAAAACCAGACCAGTTAATTGTTGCAATACCATCAATATCAAAATCAACAGTTGCTTCATTTACAACAGCATCAGTACACTTATAAACCGTCGGGTTGCCTCCAGCATCATCAAGTGAGAAATAAATATTTGCCGTTCCCAATGTAGATTTATTTGAGTTAGCAAATGTAATATCTAAGTCGGTAGCGTCTGTGGTTAAACCAGTTAGTGCAGCATTTGCCGAACTAGTAGTTGCAGTATAGGTAGCAGGACCTGCCATAAGAGCCCATAGAATCTCTTCTACAGCATGATGACTAGTTATGCTATTTTTGTTTGCATTTCCGGCAACGTTTGTGCCTGCGGATTTAAAAGGACGGACATAAGTAGAGAAAGACCACTCAACAGGTGCGAGTGAGTCGTTAAATACTCTTCGTCCACGCTTACTTACACCGGCAGATGATTCCATCTCTGCGAGTGTTACTTCTGTTGAATTATTAGCCTGACTAAAACTAAAGCCATCGAGAACAGGAACTTCAAAGACTCCATTTGTTACCTCAATATAGACTTTAGTATCGCGACTAAAATACAAATTAGTAGCCATAGTTTTCTCCTATGAAACTTGAAAAGACTTGGACGTGAACGTCTGTTCGTGCCAGTATTTTCTAATATCGAACCTCTATTGTAATTTCACCTACACCTAGAGGCTCTAGTACACCTTCATCAGTATTAATACTAACTATTGTGATCTGTTGAACATTAAATGTATTATTCTGTTTATCAGAGTATTCTAGTCTAGAGTTATCTTCTAGTACTGTTTCAATGTCTTCCATCAGCATGTTTAAAGCTTCTGTGGCATCATTTTCATCAGAAACATAACATCGAACAACTATACTTAAAAATCTATCTTTATAGCCACCGCCCTGATACTGTCTTGTTTCTGCTCCTGCATTTAAGTGTACTGCAGGAAACTCTACTACTTCATCCCAGAACTTAAGTCTAGGATGAACATTGTTTTGTAAGTCAGTAAGAAATACTCCAGAGCCATCAATATCTTGCAACTTAACAGTAAGAGCTTCTAGTATATTTGCTCGTCTAGAAGTATATGTTCTTGTTGACACTAGACTCTCCTTGTATACAGTCTCATTGTTACCAGTTCTGCTGCAATTTCTCTTATAGACTTATCTATTAAAGTTCTTGGGTCTCTTTCTATGCTTGCAAACCTACTTCCACTTGTTGATTCAAAAACTCCATAGGGCTGCTTTTGATAAGTATATCCTAAGCTTGGAAAGCCTTGTGGAGTTATTGTTGCATCCACCATACGAACGCTAGAAGCAAATCGTCCAGTTTGATTCTCCAATCTTGGAGCACCCATGTTCTTTCTTACTGTAGAAGGCAGTTTTGCATTTATCAAAGCCATTAAGCTTATAGGCGATTGCTTTCTGCCTTCATCGGATCCCATTTTAATTGCAGGAGCTTTTGTTTTATCGTTAAAAGATTTTCCTGCACTTGCTTTTGACTTTCGTTTTACAGAAGCAGTTGAAGTCTTTTTAACTTGTTTTTTTGCCTTAAAGTTCTTTTTAGCTCCAACCTTTGTCGCAACATTAGCCATCATATTAACAGCCTGTTGCTCTGCTCTATCGACATAAGAAGGAGAGCCAGAAAGTTCTGCAGGTGTTGGGTCTAATGCAGCTATAAGTTTTTCTAGCTTATCATTTATTTCGCCAGCTACTTTCTTTAATTCTTGCCCCTCTGCTTTGTTTAAACGTGTACTTTCAAGAGTTATTTCGTTTACTTCTTTTCCGCCAACTTTCTTTTTTGAAGGAACTCGTCTAATCTTTAACTCTACTTCTCCTGCCAGCTCTTTTATAAACTTTCTAACCATTGGATTTTGTTGCTGGCTGAACTGAAATAAAGTTTTTTCTACTTCTGCTTTTCTTTGTTTAGATACTGCCGACTCTCCAACGTGTCCAATATCTAAAAAATCAGAAGACTTTACTTCTTGCCTCTGAGCTACATTTCTTTTATTTAACTTTGCAATCTCTTTGTTCAACTCAGTAACTAAATTTTTCTGTGATCTCTGTTTAATTCTTCTAAAGTATGCAAAAACGTCGCCAGGAGGCTTTCCTGCTTTTACTTCAATTACGACAGTCAAAACCCCACCACTATTATCGTAACTTTCTGTTAGATATTTTCTTCTTGGATTCTCATAATGTTTAGGGTCTAGCTTATCAGCTAAGTAGTTAAACATTTTTGGAACTTCACGGTCTACAACACCTTGAAGATCCTTACTAAGTTTATTAAACTTTGAGTCTGCTTTCTTTTCTACAGCAAGTAGTTGTGCTTCAATTTGTTTCTTTAATTTTTCTTGATCTAGAACTAAGTAATGGGCTTGCTTATTTGCAACCAAAGTACGGTAGGCTTCTGAATCTTTTTCAAGTTTTGTATTCAGCTCTTCAAGTACTTTTTTGAGATTACCCTTTGCCATTAAAAATTCTTGTATAAGTCTAAAACTCGCTTAATGTGGTCTGGAAACGCTACATTATTTCTCTGGCTTGTAGAGGGCTGATTCTGTATACTAGCTCCTCCAAGAGTTCTACGCTCTTTATGTTCATCTCTCAAGTAGTATGTAATTAAATCAAATACTGCTAGTTTTAAATCTGAAGGCGTAGAAGCATATCCTGCTTTATATGTGACTTTTACGGCACCAACACCTTGCTTCCAATTAAGACGAGTGCCAGAGCTATTAGTTCGTATAATACTATCGGTACGCGCATCAAGATAATATTCATGCGCTCCTGTAGTGAGAGTAGTATAAGCCTCATCATAGCTACCTCTTTCTTGTACACTTACTATTGAAACAATAGGACTCTCTGTAAGTTGTACTGCATATGTATCCCAATAAACATCAAAATCTTCCTCTTTATTTGATGAATAGAAATCTACTATGCTATTACCACAATAGGTTTTTACTAATTGACTCACAGATGGAATAAGAGACTGTAATCGCAAATCTTCTTTAGGATTTGCAATTCCCTCTGCGTCTTTATAATCTGATAATGTAACTAAATCTGTCATAAGTAAATTAGTAAAAACCTGGGAGAGCCAAAGCTCCCCCAAGTTTGCTGGTTATTAAGACTGGAAGTTAATTCGAACTGAAGGTTGGTCAGCTGAAGCGCCGGCCACGATTTCTTCAAATCCGAGTGACTGAGTCGCAACGATAACACGTCGCTGATTCATCACTTCGTAATCTTGTTCAACCGTAACACCACGTAGACGTGGAATTACATAGTTACGGGGGTACACAGCTACTGCAGCCATGTTTCCGTTAGTGTTGTCTGCAGGGAACTCTTCTGATACAACAACAGGAGAACCGAACACGGCTCCGATTGTACCAGTGACTCGTACTGCCAGATCTGATCCTACTTCATCCAGAGTTTGGAAAGCAGAATCTGACAACAGATCATAGTAGCTCGCTGAGCTAACAATGTAAGTTACATCTGAAGGATTCAAACCATACTTACCCATTGCCTTACGTGCGGTCAACAAGTTAGCAGCAGTCAACAAATCGCCATCAGAGATGTCCATGTTGTCAGTGCCAGACAGCGTTGCTGCTGCGGCAAAGTCTGCAAGACCTGCAGGTGCGCTTGAGTTACCATTCAAGATAGCATTCTCAACTGCACGACCGTGTGCACGTGCTACGCCTTCAATCAGCATAGGCATCAAGTTAATCAGAACTTGCTCGTCAACATCGTTGTCCATAAAGGTGCTTGAGATCAAACGATACGCATTTAAGATTACTTGCTTAGGACGGTAGGTGCTGTTTGATGCGCCACGATTTTCCAAGTTACCAGAAGTTGCTGCACTTGCAGAGAAAGTTGCAGGCTCAACATCTACGGAAATTGGTAGCACAGTTGCTCCACCGTTCACAGGGATTTCACGGAATAGTTGAGCTACACGTAGCTCATTTTGAATTTCCTTCTCAATAAGAGATGAAACTTCTTGGTCAATATCGCCAGCATTAGTTGCATAGTCGATACCGGCCTTTTCTTGGATGTCACGTCCAAAGCTAGTATCCCAACCCTTACGAGTCATTACACCTAGCATATGTGCGGTTAAGAAGTCCTGACCCCACTTAGAAATATCGTTCTTTTCAGCACGATCTGCGAATACTCGCTTAGAGTCACGCATCTTAGTGATTTCGTCAGTTTTCTCTTCGAGTTCTTTCTTGTACTTAGCGAGAGTTTCTGCCATATCGGCATCACGCTTAGTAAACTCTTTCTGAACATCTTCAAGAAGCCTTTCAGTACCTGATTCAACACCAGTTACTACAGCTTGCTTGACTTCTTCTTCTTGAACTGCTTTAGCTTCTGCTTCCGCAGCGGCTTTCTCAACAGCTTCTTGTGCTGCAGCTTCTTCAGCAGCTTTAGTCTCGGCTTGTTTCATTGCAATTTTAGCAGCAGTTTCCTCTGCTACCTTCTTAGCAAATGCTTCCAAGTCGACTTCGGGAGTTTTTACCTCTTCCGACATTTTGATCTCCTTTTGAGCTTGCGCTCCGTCCAGTGTGTCACTAGCTACAGATAATTTATCATCTTTAGCCAGAGACTGACTGGCTAGATCTACACGATTGGTGAAAGTTTTCTTAAAGTCTTCATACTCTGATTCAGAGTCAAAAGACTTCGCCAGAGAAAAAGTAGCTGCTTGATTGCAAGGAACGGATACTACCGAAACTTCAAACAACTCAGCGTCCTTTATCTTATATCCATCGGTTTCCGATAAGTAATCAGCGTCCTTGACCCGGAAACCAACAGAAAAGGCTCCAAGGACACCGTCTTTAACTAAATCGCACACATGTTCGGGTGCAGATTTACTAATTTTTGCCTCTAGTTCTAGACCATTGGGAGTTACTTTTAACCCCGTAGCTCTACCTATCGGCTTGTTATAGTCATGATTAAAAAGAATAATTGGATTATTCTCAAAATTCTTTAAGCCACCCTTTGCCCATGCATCAGGAGAAATAGTATCTCCTGCACGATCAAAGTCATTCGTACTCGCCATTCCGCGAATCATCACACTTCCGTCTTCAACTTCGTGTGACTTAAACGTGGAAGTAAGATTAAATATCTTATTCATCGTCTTCCTTTACTTCTGATACTTTAGCAAGAGCTGCTAATGGATCAGGCTTGGCACACTTGCACTCTCCTGGAGGGCAGTCACACTCCTCTCCGCAAACTTCACAAACCTCTTCCTTTACAGGCTCTGGCTCAGGAGCTGCTTCTTCATGAAGTTGTGCCCATATATCTGGATGATCTTTTTCTATAAATCCTACTAGTCGAGACCAGCTTCCAAATAAATTCATTAGATTACCTGATCGTACACCAGTAGGTTTGGTAATCATATCAAACTCTTTTTTACTAAGAACTTTACCTTCTTCTAGCATTGCCATTGCTGCTGCTCTTATAGCAACATCTCTACGTCTTATGCTACCCATCATCTTCTCCTTCTTCTGGTCTGCCACCTTCATCCGGATTTGCAGCACTTCCCGCAATATTGGCAGGTACTCTAAGATCGTCATATCCTTCTACAGGATCAAAACCTAAGTGCTCTCTAGCTTCATTTGGTGATATAATTCCTCCATTAACTAGAGCAGTATAGTACTGCGACTGATCTCTCATCTCGGGCTGCAACGCAGGCACTTCAGTAACGTCTTCTTTTAGTTCAAATCCAAAATACTTTTCCAAACCAAAGTGCATTTTCTTCACTATTGGTAATACAGTTTCTAGGTAGTACATTCTCATATTAGGTCGAATGTTTGCGTTATTACCAGAGTCTAACATGATTGGAGGAACGCCTAGCGCTTTTAGAATAATCTTCTCGTTTTCATGTATAGCTGCTTGAAAGTCTAACTCCCTAAAGTTAGTATTTGTAAAACTATCTATCTCTAATCCTCCATCCAGGATTAAAGGTCTTCTACCGCCTGAGTCTGGTCT